TTGTGACATAACCAGCCTCTTTAAGATGCGAGGCACGGTCTCTGATATCCTTAAGCGTTCTCATTGCTTGTCTCCGTGGAATCTACTTCCGGAGCATCGCCACCAAACATCTGTGATGCGATGCTCACCTTTTCAACATCCATGCGGTCCGAAAGCTTTGCCATCAAAATATCTTTTACAGTTTGGGCAAAGTTAGCAGGATTACCGTCACGAAGATTGTCAATTGCATCTCTGATCGCTTCAAAGGACATATCAATATTGCTCCTTACTTACGCGGTATATTTATAATAAACCATCACTTACCAAAAATATTGCGCCATTTGTTAACCTCTTCAGCCACAAACCTTTCGCTTGTCGTCAAATCAAATGATAGAATATTTGATTCTTCAATACCAGAACCAGTAAAACGCCGCCGCACTTCTTCTGTTTGCAGTCCTTGTCTAATAATAGAATTCAATTGCTCGCGAATAGGTCTTGGGGTATCCGATCTAACAAAAAGTGCTTGCCATGAATAAAATGTATCATTTATTCCGATTTCTCTCCACGTAGGAACATCAGGTAAAGATGCGAGCCTTTCGCTTGACGTTACGGCTACAATTCTAGCGCCATTGTTATGTAGTGGTCGTGCTAAGGCCACATTATCAACCATCATTGTAAGACGTCCAGCAAGAAAATCTGATACTGCAGGTGCAGATCCTCGATACGGAACATTTATAAGACTACCATTAATTGATCGCTGAAACAGAGTCATAACCATTGCAGCTATACCACCACCACCTACTGAAGGATAGGTAAGAACATCAGGCTGTGCTTGTATGGCAGAAATTAATGACCGAGCATCAGTAAATTGACTATTACTAGGTACCATTACTGCCATTGGTGTTCTGACCATTACAGAAACAACTGAAAATTCTTCTCGCGGATCAAATGGAAGATCAGGAACATATTGTCTTGTGGTTGTATATCCATTTGCAATTAGCATTAGGGTATGACCGTCTGACGGTTGACCCATCACATAAGCACCACCAACTGCAATAAAACCACCAGACCGATTTTCAACTGTTACATTTCTAGTCTGTACCGCGGCCATACCTTCAGCTGTAATTCGTGCAGTTACATCTGATGCACCACCGGGTGCAAATGGTACAACAACTCTAATTGGTCTAGTTGGATTTAGAGAAGGTTGCTGGGCATAAGCATTACTACCCAGCAACATTAATCCCATTATCATTGATGCAATCCAATATCTAATCATAATAATTCCTTTCGTTATGGATATAGCTGTGCTCCCGCTGAATCATAGACATATAGTGGTGCAGCAGTTGTTGCACCATCAGGATATCTAAACCCACCAGTTGATGATCTAATTATACCAGCAACATCAAATGTTGTATTTGGTGTTACAGTATTTATGCCTACTCTGCTGGCATTCTTTTGAATAAACAGTTTACCTGCGCTGAAGTTTAAAACAGCTGGTGTGATAGCAATAGTATTACCAGTTAGTGTTAGTGTGCTTGATGCGGCTGAACCTATAACGGTGTTACCAGATATTGTCAAGTTACCATTAGCAACCAATGAGCCATTGATAACAGTTCTATCAGTTACAACTGCAGGATCACCAAGAACGGTATTACCAAACACATAAAGGTTTGTGCTGATAGACATTCTACCAGTATGCGCTTGTAGGCCTGTGGTCGTAATTGTTTTTCCAGCACCACCAAGTGTGGTATTACCTGATACTGTCAGATTATTATCAATTGTCTGACGACCAGTGACTGTTACAAGACCAGTCATACCAGTAGTCTTAGCAGCGCCACCAAGAGTTGTATTGCCAGATACAGTTAGATTATTATCAATTGTTTGACGACCAGTAACTGTCACCAATCCGGTAATACCTGTAGTTTTAGCAGCACCACCAAGTGTCGTATTACCAGATACAGTTAAATTTGTGCTAATGGTTTGACGACCAGTAATTGTGAGCAATCCAGTTGCTGTGGTAGTTTTAGCAGCACCACCAAGTGTTGTATTACCGGCAACAATAAAGTTACCGTTAGCATTGAGTAGCCCATTTGCAATGGTGCGGCTTGTTGCCACGGTAGAATCGCCAAGAACCGTATTACCTGATACTTCTATATTTTGGCTAATTGTCTGACGACCAGATAAAACTAGGCGTCCAGTTGCTGTTAATACTTTGGCCACACCACCAAGTGTGGTATTACCAGATACAGTTAAATTTGTGCTAATTGTTGCACGACCAGTATGTGCCAGCAAACCAGATGTTGTTGGATTGCTTTTAGTTACATAAAGTGTAGCAGCATTAGCCACTTGCAATCTATCAGAGATGAGTGTACGTAGTGCAGTATTGGTACCTTGAATATTATTGTGAACATTCACGATTGAAGCATTGGTATTGGCCAGAGCAACAGTTGTTATATTAGCTAATTCAATCCATCCACCACCATGAGCATAGTACATTTTTCCTTCTGAGTGACCATGAACAATTGCACCATGATATGTGGATGCACTAGGAAATGCAGATTGACTATCAAAATAGAATGGTATTACACTACCTGCTTGTGGTGCTACTATTGCACCACTATCACTTACTGTAACTAATGAATTTTGAATTAGTTTTCCAGTAGTTGAATCAAATCTTACAATCGCATCATCTGTTGAAGATGCTGCACCTGTCATAAAGTTTGCAGCATTAGCAACTTGTAGACGATCTGAAATAAGAGTTCGAAGTGCAGTATTGGTTGATGTTAAACCAGTTTTAACATTCAATATTGATGCATTTGTATTGGCCAATGCGGCTCGTTCAATTGCTTTAGTTTGATAAAGTGCAGATGCATTAGCAACCTGTAGTCTATCAGATACAAGAGTTCTAATTGCAGTATTTGTACCAGTTAGATTTGTATTCAGATTGACAATTGCAAGATTTGTATTAGCAAGAGCAGAATTAAATGTAGCTTCTGTTACTCCGCCTAATACACTATCACCATTGCTGTCAACAATGCCGCCGCCCACAGGCAACTGTAAATTACCGTTGGCTAAAAAATTAAAGTTCTTTCCCGATTCATTGGGATTGATGGTCAACCCATTTGCAGCGGCGGCATTTTTGATAATAATGATGGGATCGCCGTTGTTGTTACTGCCATATGCTGCGTCAGTAACGATGCCACCACCTGCAGGCAACTGTAAATTACCATTGGGTAAAAAATGAAAGTTCTTTCCCGATTCATTGGGATTGATGGTCAGCCCATTTGCGGCGGCAGCATTTTTGATAATAATGATGGGATCGCCGTTGTTGTTGCTGCCATAGGTTCTTTCTGCGATGATGTCGTTTATTTGAACACTGGTGCCGGTTGAACTGATAGTGGCATCGCCTAATTTGATTGAATTGCCGCTGAGATAAAGATCGCGGAATCTATATGACTGGCTGCCTAAATCATAGGTCACATTTGCAGCAGGTACAATATGGCTAGCAACTGAAGCGAAGTTGACACCACTTGAAGAAGCGATAGTGATTGTATCAGTTGTTGGATTGGCTGCAAGAGTAATATTTGTGCCAGCAACAAATGTTAATGTATCACCCTTGCTATCAGCAAAAATGCTATTTGCACCAATCGTTATTCTTGAGAATGTATTTGTAGAATATCTAGCCTCAGCGTTAGCAACTTGAATGCGATCTGCGATTAGTGTACGAAGTGCGGTATTTGTAGATGTTAAACCAGTTTTAACATTCGCAATGGATGCATTTGTATTAGCCAATGCTGCACGTTCGATTGCTTTAGTTTGATAAAGCGCAGATGCATTAGCAACCTGTAGTCTATCTGCAATCAGTGTGCGAAGTGCAGTATTAGTTGATGTCAGATTAGTTTTAGCATTTGCAATAGATGCATTTGTATTGGCCAATGCGGCTCGTTCAATTGCTTTAGTTTGATAAAGTGCAGATGCATTAGCAACCTGCAATCTATCTGAAATAAGAGTTCGAAGCGCGGTATTTGTAGATGTTAAACCAGTTTTAACATTCGCAATGGATGCATTTGTATTAGCCAATGCTGCACGTTCTATATCTTTTGTTTGATAAATTGCGGCGGCGTTGGCAACTTGCAATCTATCTGAGATAAGAACCCGAAGTGCAGTATTGGTTGATGTTAAACCAGTTTTAACATTCAATATTGATGCATTAGTATTGGCTAGCTGACTCTTGATGAAAGCATTGGTATTTGCAAGGGCTGCACGTTCTACATTTTTTGTTTGATAGATTGCGGCAGCATTTGCAACCTGCAATCTATCTGAGATAAGAACCCGAAGTGCAGTATTGGTTGTTGTTAAACCAGTTTTAACATTTGCAATGGATGCATTTGTATTAGCAAGAGCCGCACGTTCAATTGATTTAGTCTGATATATTGCAGCGGCATTAGCTACTTGTAATCTATCTGCAATCAATAAGCGAAGCGCAGTATTGGTTGATGTCAAATTGGTCTTAGCATTTGCAATAGATACATTTGTATTAGCCAGAGCAGAATTAAATGTAGCTTCTGATACTCCGCCGCCGCCGCCGCCGCCAGTTGATGAGATGGTAATAGTATCTGTAGCAGGATTTGCCGCCAGTGTGATATTTGCACCGGCAATAAATGTTAAAATATCATTCTTGCTATCCGCAAATATATTATTCGCACCAACTGTTATGCGAGAAAATGAATTTGCCGCATATTTTGTATCAGCATTGGCAACTTGCAGTCTATCGAAAATTAAAGTCCGAAGAGCTGTATTGGTACCTTGAATATTGCTGCGAATATTTGTAATAGACTGGTTTGTATTGGCTAGTGCGGCATTAAATGTAGCTTCTGATACACCACCACCACCAGCAACAACTGATGCAATGTAAGCATTGGTATTAGCTAATATTTGTTTTACATAAACATTTGATGCAGCATAAGCTTTAGTGGCATATATTGCAGCAGCATTAGCAACCTGTAATCTATCTGCAATTAATAAGCGAAGCGCAGTATTGGTTGATGTCAGATTGGTCTTAGCATTTAAAATTGATGCATTGGTATTAGCAAGAGCAGCACGCTCGATTGCTTTTGTCTGGAATGTTGCAGTTAGATATGCATTAGATACTAAATTTTCTACTTGACCTGATTTAGTAATAATCTTTAACTGACCAGTTTCACTTGATTTAAGTGTCGTATTACCAAGAAATATTGTGCTACCGCTAAGAAATAAATTAGCAAATCTACGACCGGCCGAACCAATATTAAATGTATTATTTGATGCTGGAATTATTGAGTGGGTTTGAAGTGTTGTGGATATATTATTACCAATAGCAACACTTTGAACTTGAACAACAGTAGAATTACCTGAAGCAGTAACGGTAGCACCAACAAAATCAATGCTGGTTACACTGCTGCCTACAACGGAACCTTCTTCTTTGATGGTGATGGATCCGCCACCACCTACTGTATTAGCTTGCCATTTATTTAAAGTAGAATTATAAACAAGCGCCTGTCCATTTGTTGCATTTGATACTGTATTAAAATCTACATCATCTAGCTTTTCTAGCAAGACTTCACCAGAACCACCACCACCACCAACCATGGCTAGACGGGTTGTCTGAGAACTAATCTTTTGTGAAAGCTGTTCAAACCTATCATTAAGCTGCTTTGAAACTGTGCTTACATCACCAACTGGCCCTGGAGGACCAGCTTCACCACGAGGACCGGGCCCGCCGCGATCACCCTTAGGTCCAGGTAATCCGCGATCACCCTTTTCACCCCTTTCTCCCTTTGGTCCTTGTGGCCCCTGTGAACCAGGAATACCAGGAGGACCACGATCACCCTTAGCACCTTGCGGACCACCAGATGGACCCGGAGGTCCTTCTGGTCCCTGTGGAATCTGACGAATCTCTCCAAGCAGCTTGCTTTCTACGCGATCTGCCTCATTCTGTGCAGCCTTAATGGCTGCAGCAAGTATCTTTGCTGCTTCTAGAGATAGAGTCATCCCTTTAACCCTTTTGCCTGATTGATCATATCATCGAGTTCAGGATCTGATAGATCAAGTATTGTTAATGTGTCAATAAATTCTCTTGAATTTACAGATTCTAATACCTGTGTCATATCTTCAACTAAATTTTTTTCATCTTCTGTAAGAGAAACTACACCGTCATCAAATGATTCTGAAAATGGTGCAGGTCTTTTATTTTCTTGATTTTTCTTTTGAGGTGGCTCATCATCTGGTGTCATTTCAGGTTGAGCTTTATTAGCTGCAATTGCTTGATCCATTTGATTAGCACTATCTATTTGCATATTAGATTCAAGTTCTTTAATTTGATCATCCGACATGCGAAGAACATTCTTCTGCACCCATTCTTTTGTATAATACATTCCAACATATGGGCTAATAGTATTCAGCAGCTGTAATCTTGAAGAAAGGACTTCTTGGTCTTTTAGCTCTGTAAAATAATTATCTTTTTGGAAATCATATCGAATATATGATCTCATCTCAAGCCATTCTTCACGATTCATCACACCCTTGAGGGCTAGCTGAATACCCATGAGATGATCAAATAGCATTGTAAAGCGATGACGTAACCGACTGATAAATCTTGCAAATTTTATTTCATCGCGAGTAATTTCATTTGATCTACCAAGAGTAAATCCACCATTTCGATCAAGACGTGAAATAGGTACTGATAGAGCTTCATAAAGCTTCTTACGGAAATAATCTACGTCGGTCATTTCACCAAGATTTTGTCCGCCAGGTAGAGTTGTAATTTCTGTACCACGAGCACCTTCACGACGCGGAAGCCAAAAATCTTCAAGCATTGTCATGAATTTGCGGTCATCACGAACTTCACCTGTTGTGGCATCATATACTAGACGGTTCTTATGCTTGATCATAATGTCGCGCAGATATTGTTCTGCTTTTGGCTTGGGTAGGTTACCAACATCAATATAGAAAATTCGACGTTCTGGTGCGCGGCTAAGACGATAAATTACAACCGCATCTTCAAGCATTCTTACCTGATTGAGAGGCTTGATGGCCTTGTGAAGATAAGAAAGCACCATACGGTTTCTATTATCAAGCAGACCAGAATTTACATAGCAGATAGAATCCGGTGAAATCTTTATACCTTGCGAATATGCTGAACCGGCAAGACCTGCAGGATTATAAAGATAATATTCTGAATATGCGGGAACTGTTGGATTCTTATTCTTTGCTGCATCATTTTCTTTTTTCTGCGGTACTCGCACCTTACGAATTCTGCGAGGATCAACATATCTAAGTTCTTTGATACCATCAGCAGGTCTCTTGACATCGATCATGATGTGATAGTAAAGACGACCGTCAACATACCAACGACGGAAAATTTCATAGCAAATATTTGAGAAGTCTAATAGCTCAAGAATATAATCAAATTCTTCTTCAATGCGCTTCTTAATTCTATCGGGTTGCTTAAGGTCATCCATAACAATTCGAACAACACTGGCATCAGCATCTGTAACAAGAGCTTCATTTACAATGTCATCAACTGCGGCCTCAACCTCAGCATTCATTGACATTTCGCGATAGCGTGTGATAAGTTCAGCTTCGCTCTTTGCGGTACCTTCTAGATCGACAAATGTGCCATATGCACCACCTGGTGCAATTTCAACTGCACCATCATCTTTCTGCTCTGGGACGAATGAGGGAATCTGGACGGCCTTTTTGGCATCATCCTCAGCCCGTCCAATGCGGAATCCAAATAACTCTATAGCCATTAAAGGTCCTCAAAAAAATAGGTCCGCCATATTTAGCGGACCTATCGGTTAGTTCCGCGTTGCGGGATACCGTTATATCGCAAGCGTCCCAGTATTGCCAGGTGTAGTTAGATCCCAGTAGTCGTACGCAAATTCAACGGGGAAAGTCTCAATCTGCTCACCATTGTCCCAAGCAAGGTCGATAGCACCAACCTCAGTCGGGAAGATGTTTACAAAGCGGTATGTGCGTAGTGCCTCACCCGTCTTTGCATATTGTGTCACTGTAGCTGTGGTTCTATATGATGCAGAAGTTGCAAGATTAGCAGCACGCAGGTTGACCTGGTGAGCATTAATTGCATTGCTCCATACTTCCATGGCATGTCTTACCTGGAAATCTTCATCATTAAGAATATCAGCTCGCCAGCTTGCAAATGTGCGAGTACCAGCAATCTTAATACGTCTTCCGAAATAAGCTTGCTCAATTACTCCAAGGCTGCTCTGAGGAATCTGAGCGGCCCGACAAGTAAATGATACTCTTTCACCAACATTAGGCACACCAGCAGGCGTGTCAATAATTACGCTAAAGAGTGATGGGCGGGCCCCACCCAGTGGAAGCCCGGCCGATGAAAACTCTGAGACATTGAACGGCATATCTTATCTCCTCCTACCGCGCCTTATGCTCGTCCGACAATTTCGGTAAACTCGACGCCGGTGCGGACCGCGACGAAGTTCAGCTGAATGAAGTTGATCGATCTTGCCGGCTTGATATAGATGTCACCAACAAACTCATTGCGGTCAATTACCTCAGGAGTATTGTTAGTCTCATCGCACACCACGCGGAAGTCGTAGATGCCGCGGCGGCCTTGCACATCACGCAGGAATGGCTCAACCAGGTTACGGAACTGGGCACGAGTAAATTCATCATTGAACTCAAACAGCGTAAACTTGGCTGCTGTGCTAATTGCCTTCTCAAGCACGATGAATAGACGGCGTACATTGATGCGGTCGAATGCTGATGGCTTTGCAAGAAGTGTCTTATCACCGAATAGCACAGTTCCCTGACCAGGGAATGTTGTTACAGGGTTTATGCCATTTTTATAAAGCTGATCGCGTTGTGTCTTTGTCGGATTGACTGACAATTTAATAACATTCTTTACCTGACCGCGATTGAATCCAGCAGGGCTAAACCAAGGATCGCGCTCTACATCTGTGCGAACCATCAGACCTGCGGTATCACCATTTAGCGGCACATAGCGATAGATATCATTGTATTTGTCATAGATGTATTTGTATCCGCTATCAAGTACCGCATATGAAGATGACGGCAGCAGGTTACGGAATGTAATTGTATCATCCGTCTC